AGTAGGGAAACCATACACTTCACCATCAACGGTCTTAGATTTTAATTCACGAGTTCTGCGAACCATAGAGATATTTTTCTTCTCTACCATTTCTGCCATAGAAGGAAATACTTCTACAACATCACTAACGGTGCAACGAACGCCACTCGTAGTTTGCGCAATGTTTCCAATGCGTTCACCCGCATCGTTTTCAATAATCCAAAAACGATTTTCTACAATGTTTTTAGCCTTGAGTATCATCTTTTATTTTTCCTTCGATCATGTCAAACAACGAATTATATTCACTACGAACTTCAATAAACGAAGCCCAACCAATTGCAGCAACGATATCCATTAGAACACGATCTTGATCAAGATTCCAATAGTGAAAAATTTCATACCCAAAGAAAATGAGAATTACCCATGGAAAGTATTTTACAAAAAAATCACGCATGTATGGTTTCCTTTACAAGTGGTTTACTTAAAATGTCAGCAAGTGATGTAACGCTTTCACTTATCCGATTGAGTTCATATTTTGCGCAGAATTTAATCAACTGTGTGCCAATCTGCGATTTGGTTTTTGGTTCTACTGCAATTAATGCAGCATCAATAGCATCACGGATTTCTTGTGGTTGTGCAGTTAAATCTACAAGAACACGATTTTCTTCATAGCGGTCAAGTACACGATGTTCTACTCCATTATGGTCAACCCACCGTTGCAACATCATATTATTCCATGCATAACCCTTACGATCACGATCAGCATATGCTTCCTCTAACCCAACCTTTTTCTTGGTTCCTTTGCTGCGAACACCAGGATAAGCACTCATGATATGGTCAGTAGGATCGCCACGCATACACTTTTCAAATAGTACAAACTTAGGATCACCAACGGTCTTGCGTTCTTTGGTTTTCTTATCAACAACAGGCTTGCCATTGTCATCAAAGAAACCTTCTAGGGTAATATAGTTATTGGTTAACCCATTATAGATGGTAACCTTGTCGCTTAACAACTGATAGAAGTCGCTGTCATTGCTAACGATAATATGTTCATCATTAGGGTGAAGTGCAGTCCAACGAGCAATAACATCATCTGCTTCTGCCTGTTCTACACGAATAACACTGCAATTAGTGCGTTCAGCAATCCACTTGGTAAACTCTGAATATACTTCCCAAAACTCTGCATCTTCTTCGGCTTCACGAACACTCATCTTGTTCTTAACAACCTGACGATTTGCCTTATAGGTTGTATTGTAATCCTTGCGCCAACTACGAGCCTCAAGTGCAAAGATAATATGGTCAGGCTTATGCAAGCGATGAACCTTGAGAAGTCCTGTAAAGGTAATATGCAATGCTAGACCAAGTTTGGTCCATGTATCTGCGCCACGGGGAACACTGTGACGTGCTCGTGCGAATAGATTTGCTGTATCTACAAGAAGATATTTCATAATACTAATATAGTCTCTTGTTAGGGGTTTGTCAAGTATTAACTTATTTCGCTACGACCATCGCCTACATCACGACGGTTTACATAACGAGCGCCATCAGCGGCTGGCGGATTGGCTGGCGGTGGATTACTTGCAAGGATATTACGAGCAACATCATTTAACCATGCATCTACTAGTGCTTCGGGATTGACACCATTATAACCATGTTGACGCAGCATCTCAATAAACTCTGCATTCCAATCAAGTTCCATACTTCCAACTTGTGGATTGGCGGGATCAAAGTCAAACTTAAGAACACGAACTTCTGGTTCAACTTGTGGTGTAGGCGTTTCCTCAACAACTTTTTTTGCTTTTGGTGTACGAGGCTTCTTAGGTTTTGTGCTAGTTTGAGTAGAGGCTAGTGGTGCGCTTTCTGTAATTACAGCAGAGGCGTTAGCGTCTTTATTCGTTGATTTGCCAAATAGTTTATTGAGGAATTCCATGTTATACCTTATTGTTGATAGCAGCGGCGTTGGCGACCCATATAGTTGCCCCATTGGTCAAACACTGCTTCCATGCGGCAGAATACCTGTGGCTGATACGGCTGACCATAATATGGCTGACCATAATACTGTTGTTGGTTCTGTTGCGCCATACCGCCTAGAATACCACCAACAATCAAACCACCAACCAGGGGAGCAACCCAATTACCACCATTGCCGCCACCACCGCCATAATGACGATGCCCGTTCCAGTCAGCATTTGCTGCCGTTGCGGAAACTAATGTTGCGGTTGCGAGTAAGATTGCTAGGGTTTTACGCATGGTGGTTCTCTCCAATTGACTATAACCAATATAACATATTTATCGGGTTTGTCAAGGGCTAATTTAATCTATTTTTTGCCTCAAATTGGGCAATAACCCGTTCGGCACTAGCGGTCAGCACCGCATAAGTATCTTCCAAATCTTCTATTTCTGGTGGATCGGTTTCCAGATATTCATAGATTTCGGCAATAGGAATCTTGTCTCGCCCAAGAGCAGTTTGGTCTCTAATGTACTTTAGTATTAGATACTCAACTTCTTCTTCTGTAATATCAATCTCTAAAAATTCTTCTTCGGTCATTAATGATTACTTAGTATGTACTGAACGATGATTTCACTTAACCGCTCACCTAGTTCTTCACTATCATTGATAACATGCAGTTCATTAAGACCACGATCTTTGATATTATCATAGCGATGAAATTCTACAATGTAACCACCATTGGCAACATGTAGTTTCATATTGATACCATCAGCACCAATTTTGTTTGAACTTATTGATCTTGGATTAGAATCAACGTATATCAAGCCGTGCTGTGCTTTTTGTTCTGCTTCCCAAGCCCGCTTTGTTTGCCGTTGAAACCACCGATCAAACCATTTCATTGAAACTGCCTTTCAATATCATCTTCATCACAAGCCTCGCCATATTGTGTTTCAATAATAACGAGTGGGTCTTTGCCAATATTAATAACTTGGTGCCAGTTACCAACTGAAATTTGAATAGTTTCACCTGCCTGTAAAACTTCGGTTCGGTCATTGTACATTGTATCGCTATGATTTGTAACAACTCTGGCAACACCGCTTTGCACAACCCAAAATTCACTGCGCTTGCTGTGTTTTTGATAACTTAAGCAATGGCTTGGTTTAACAACCAGTTCTTTTACTTTTACATTTCCAGTATCATGTAGGACTGTAAAATGTCCCCAAATTCTTTCTTCACTAATCATCGTATTTTTCTTTCTGCATAGGTATTCGCATAGCGGCATGTGCTGCTGCTTCTTTATTATGAAATTGTATCTGAATTTTGCCCAAACCGCAAGTTAAAAATGAAAAATCTACATTATATCTATAACCTGCTTCGCCCATAGCATTGCAGATAATGCAAGCAGCCTCTACATCCTGATAGTTGGCGTTGAGTGCGCCGCCTTCTACATAATCACCAGGATCAATCATGTAACTATTTGATACTGGTCGCTGGGTAAGTGCTGCGCTTGGAAATTCAAGTATTAAGGGTTTTTTTGACATCTTCATATTTCTTAAAAAAATTATTTGCTATTTCTTTACTAGTATTATAACCAAAATGATAACCATCTCTTGCTAAATCATTATTCCTCCGTAATACTTTAATAGGCATTAAAAGATTTAATCTTTTATAAAAAATAAAATTATCATCCGATAAACCAAATTTTGCAAATGATTTTTTATTCATATCGTTCATAAACTGAGGAACTCCAGAGAATAATACAGGTGTATTAATTTTTTTTGCCTCAGTAGTAATATATTCTATAAAATTTTTTAATTTTTCTTCCATGACATGTATCATATCTTTTTCATATATTTCGTTGTTTTCCCATGAATGATGAACAACACTATCATCATTGAATGTGGTTGATCTGTGAAAATAAGATAACATAATAAAAATTAATTTTGGATTTAATTTTTTAATAACATTGAAAATACTTAACATCCATTCATTGCTTGCACCGTTGCCTGCTAATTTTATTATTCTTTGATTTAATTTTTTTTCTAAAATACATGGCCATGTATCTTCATATGGTTGTCCTAACCCCATTGTAAAACTATCGCCTATTGCAAAAATTCCATTTTCAACATTAAAAACATTATCATCTCTAAATCCAATATTGTTTATAATATATGAAATTTCTCTATCATATAGGTTAAACCAACTTTCATCACGACATCGGGTTTGTGAATCCATGCCCGTGAATAATAAAGTAGTATTTTTACTTTCTTGTTGTTTTTTTGTAAGAAGATTATCAAATATTGAAATAGTCATCATTTTTAAACTTTTTAATATCGTCAAGAGAAAGAAAATTATAATTATTGGTGTTGCTTGCCCAAATATTATATGTTTGCAATACCTCATTGAAATTTAAACATTTGCTTATTTTATTATTAAAATTATTCATTTTTAATGGCATTCCATTTATCATAAATTTTTTATTAACTAAATTTTGTGAAAAAATTTTAATTGCCACTAATGACATTAATGTAGTTTTTTTATAAGATTTTAATTCTTGTTTATTTTTACTAGATAATAAACAATAGTCAGATATTTTTATATTAAATTTATTAGAAAATGTAGTAGGTTCATATTCAAGGATACTTGAAATAAAACTGTCGATTGTATTGATATCTTCATAATAAAAATTTACAACATGTTTAAAATTGTCGTTTAACCAAAAAATATAATTTTGATAATCATTTAATTTTTTATCAATAAATTCTATATCTAAAGTAAATCTATCTGTTTCTGGATGCACTACAAATTTTTCTTGAAATGAATAAACATTAAGAGTATTTTTTAAATCTCGTATAGCCCAACTCATTGCATATTCTAGAATGTTTTTTCTATGACATGAAATTATTATAAAATTATTATTAAGATATTGGTAAAAATATTTTAATTCATTTTCTAAATCTTTGCGATTTATTAAATGATAATGTGCAAGTCTAACTATCAAATTATTATTGTTTCTTTCTAAAAGATCAACTATTTCTACTAAAGACTGAGTATATCCTAAAGAATAATCCTTGCACAATAAATCGCTATCATAAATTAATCCATTAGTTAATTCATGTGGGTTAATCCATTTTTCATTTATGTTGCCAAAAATGCACATCGCTCTCTGCAATAAAGTACTTCCAACTCCATCTGGAGTTAATATTAATAACTTTTTTGACATTCATAAGCCAACATAAAAAAACTAACATCCTCTTCGTTTGCAAACATAACAGGCAATTCTTGACCATTATCAAGTTTAAGAAA